CTTTCGGAGCTGTCAGCGTGTTCGTAATGCTTCTTGATAAGAATACCTGCGTGTTTTAACTCATCACGAGCCATATCACGAAATGCAGTTTCGCCATTATCAAGATACTCATTAAGATACTTTTCAGCACCGTCAAGTTCATCTTCTACATCACCTTCAAGACATTTCAATAAAGACCACATCTGACCAATGAAGATTGCTTTCATAAAGGTTTTTGAGAAAGGGTCGTACTTCTTGAAGTCAATTTCATTAAGCACTTCCTTAAAATCTTTCTCAAGTTCGATTAATCTGTCACTCATCAGCAGTACCTCTTAATACACTTTCCGAATACATTGATAATCTGAAAGTGAACTGGATCTGTTAAATACTGTACTCTCAATACAGTCCTGCTTGTCAGTGGATAGAACCTTAGGTAATTACCGTTGCCATTCATTACACTTGCAGTAATTGTGCCGTTTGTAATTACAAGTTCTGCTCCGTCTGTGCCGTCAGGGATTGAGGTAGCAAGCAGAATATCAACAACCTGTCCTGGCTCTATTACTGGTGTTGCCGGAATTGTTATAGTTGCTGTTCCTGTTGCCATTGCTACTGATGATGCACGGATTTTTGGAATGTTCGGATTGCAGTCCATAATCTCACCTCTCAAAAAAAATAGGGGAAATCTTCCGCTAATTGCCTCTAATTTCCCCTAAATATGTCAACACTCTAAGAGCGGATAAGTCACCGTTAAAAAGGGAATATTTGTAGTTTTCCTACAAATTAAGCGTAGAAAGGGTATCCATTTCCGCAATTACAAAACGGAGAATTACCTGCGTTGTAAGTGCTTTGAGTAGGATATCTGACTACATTTCCAAGCAGATTCTGGGTTTCAAGAAAGTTTACTTTGTTCTGCAAAGTTTCAATCTTGTTCTGCGCAATAACATCAAGAACTTTCTGTGTCTGTGCCGTAATGTTTGCATTAATTGCGGCGGTATTCATAGCGTTGTCATATCTGACTTCGCCGAACCCTTCTGACATCTGAAGTCTTGTATTGCAGCAACACTGATTCTGGTTCGCAAGAACATTTGCCTGTCCTACCTGCAAGCTGGCAATATCTCTCTGCAATTCAGAATACTTATCATTCAATGCACTGGCGATATCGTGATATACTCCGTTTGTTGCAGCAACACTCTGTGCAGTTCCACTTGTTACCGCTCCGAGTATATCCCTTGTCTGTGCCTGTAAGTTCTGATTATCGAACCCTCTGTTGATGTCGTTCTGAATAGCGTTTGAGTTTCCGTTACCGTTTCCGAAGCCAAATCCACCATTACCCATTAACAGAGCAAAGATAAGAAAGGCCCAGATAAAACCGCCGCCACCAAAACCGTCACCCATTACCATAGGTGCTCCTGAATCACTAACAGTCATAGCCTTTACCTCCTTTATTTAAGATTTATTAAGTGAGAAAACTTCCCACGCAAAATACGAGTATTTATCTCGTAATTTACTCGTAATTAACTCGTATTTTCAGTTGTCAAATATTACTTTACAACTGAATTCCAAAACTCTTTGCAAATGCGTTGAGGTCAACACCACGCTCTTTTGCAAGATTCAAGGCTGTCTGTTTAATTTCTGCCTCACTTTTTCCGCCAACCATTTCCTGCATTTTTTGAAAAGCCTGCGGGTTCTGTTTCATCATTGACTGCATACGGCTTTGCAACTGCTGGTTGATTACCGGAGTCATTACCTGGAACGGATTTATCATTTGCTCCTCCTAAAAACTTCTCGATATTCGTAAGTCTTGCATTTATTTCTGCCAACGGGTCGGTGCACTGATTGTCTACTACTGTGTATTCGTAGAACTCTGAGATACCGTTATTGTTCATCTTCTTCATATAGATTTTCCCGCTTGCCGTATCTACATAAAGGCACACTGACAGCGGGCTTATCATTGACGCTTTTGCTTCTTCAATATTGGAAACATATCTTGTAACTAATTGAGGCTGCTGTGGTGGGAAGGGCAGGTTCATCTGCTGATACTGTGGTCTCTGATTCATATAGAAATCGTTCACTGGGTTCTGGTACTGATACATCTCTTAACCTCTATGTAAAGAATAGAATAGTTTTATGAACTCAGGGTAAACAATTCTTATATAATTCTTATAATTATTTTATATTGTAATAACTTTTAAGATTTTTTCTCTTATTCTTTTTAACTCGATATTTACTACAAGATTGCACACACCTAAACTGTCTGCAATAAAACCGACATCTTTCTTCTTGATGTAGTACATATCAAATATATCAGCCTGTCTTTCTGATAAAATAATCTGAGACAAGAGGTTATCTACTTCTGGTCTTGTCGCATTCTTAAAATATGAATTAACCTTTCGTACTGCTTCAAGCATAATCCGCCCTCCCGATTATGATGTTACCAGATAACCGCTTCTTGAATTAAGTTGAAGTTGATTGAATCGTATCTTGAAATTTGTTTTTGACAATTTTAGAGTTTTTGCCTTATAATCTTTTTGTAAGGTCTAAAAAGGAGAAAGTGGAAGTCCATGAGAAAGGTTTTACTTTTATTGTTTCCCATATTTTTAGCTGGCTGTGCCATTGACGAAAAAACAGAAGAGACAATTATAAATGAGCCTTTAGAGTCACCGTCATTAAATGTTGAGGTCGATTGGCAGAGTTTTTGGGATTATGAGAATGTTTATGACTCGTGGAATCTCTTTTATGATGTCGACAATCTTTCGATACATGATACTTATAATTTTTTTGTCTTTACATCAAAAACAACTATTGAAGATATTGTACCACAAGCAAATTTGTCGTTCTTTATTAATTTTAACTTAGGAGGTTTAACTATTCACTATGATTCTTTAAGTGATTATATTACTGAGAATAAGTTATACACTCTTACCATTTTTTGCATAGGCTATAAAAAAACTAAACTCCAATTAAAAGTTGGAGAAACTATTCTTGATGAAAGAATTTATAGCATGTAGAATACTAAAATCTTTTTTTTACATTGGGAGCTTAATTATTATATATATATCAATGTAAGCAAAGCACGGGCAGGGTTTGTATACTTTTTAAGTTCGGATAACTTTACTTTGCCATCCTCATCATCAGCAGTACCAGGTTTGTGTGTGAAAGGAATAATATCATTGTCGGTGAGTTCGTGTGTGTCTCCAACTGTATCGTAATAATATTCAGTGTTTCCGTTAAATCTTTTAAGTGCCATATTATTCTCCTACACTTGCCATTGGCAGGTTTTTAGTTTTGCTCTGTTCGATTATCTGTTTGTCGAGTTTAGTTAAAAGCTCTAAAACAGCCTTTGCAGGCAATTCCAATAGCCCGCTTCTGATTATCTGATATTCTTCTAAAGTGATGTCGAGTTTCATATTTATATAGTCAGTGAATGTTTGTGAGAAAAAAGATTTGATTGATTAACAAAAAGACCGCTCATTTAAAAAGAAGCCTCGGCTATACTAAGTCTCCGTAACCGTTTCCAGTTGCCTGAGATGCAAAGTTTAACGCACGAATGAGCACTGATGGTGAGTAAGTCTGTAGATTACGAAGAACATAGTTATCTTTATCAAGGTAAAGCCCTGTTAAAAGATCAATATGCGGATTCCTTGCCTCGGCAACTTTAGCAAGATTTGCAGTTGTCATTGCCTGCTCTGCAGCAAACACGAATTCAACGAATACTGTAATATAATCATCAACAGAAACATCAACTGTAAGATTTCGAGCGGTGTCTATTGTGTAAGTATTATAAGAACTTGAATAAAGGGAAAGTGTCCCTTCTGCAATCTTTGTGTGCGTCATCTGTGTATATGATCTCCATATAAGATTATTAAATCGGCTCTTTACAACGTACACTTTCGCTTCTGTTACTGATACAGGGCAAGAGATGTATTCCTGATTATTCAGCCGCACTGTTACTTTTCCCTGGAAAGGACAGTTCCATGATGAACCAATATAAGCGGCGGTGAACTTTGTGCCTGCAGAGTTCTTTTTCCCTTTTCTGCCACCTTGATAGTATTCACTCTCCAAAGTGTTCTGAAAGAACGTATGTAACTGAAAGTTTGTCCCTGCAGCGGAATTTGTGATATTCAATTTTTGTGAAGAAACTTCACCTGTTACAGTGATGTTTGAGAAGACTCCACCCACGGCGTCAATGTTCGTGAATGTACCACCGTTGGCTGTAATATCACTGAATGTTCCTCCACTTGCCGCTATATCGGTGAAAGTACCGCCAGATGCGGTAATATTTGAGAAGGTACCGCCTGTAGATGTTACATCTGTAAGTTCTGCTTTATGAGCCTTTAATACACCGCTATTACCAAGCCAAGCACCTGTTTTTGAATTATCTGCAATAGTTCCGTCAGCATTAAATCTATTTCCTACACGGATTGAACCTGTCGCTTTAATATCATTTGCAAAGATTTGATTAAGAACTGCAGTGTTTGCAAAAATCTGATTTGTAAGAATTGTATTAGCAACAAGTTTGTCAACGAAAATACTATTAGCCGTTAAGTGGTCGAGGAACTGAACTATATCTGAGTTGTTACTTGCAAGTTCTTCATTTGCAACTGCAAGCACATCTGTAAGGCTTCCTCCGATATGTTCACTAGAGTTATCCAGAGCCCACATATACACTCTTCCGGCACTCACACCTAAGAACTGATAAATCTGTGAAGTATAAAAGTGTCCTTCTTCTGAGAGTGTGCTTGTTGCATTTGTTCCCTGATAAACAAAGTAGTCACCCAGAATAAGTGAAGTTACTGCTTTCTGATATGTCGTGTCGCCAGTCTTAATTGTAATATAATCTGAGGCTACAGCAGTTACAGCACCTAAGTATCTTCCGCCCTGAACTCCGATTACAGTAAAGCCAGCCTCATATTCAGTTTCAAATTCAAGTTCTGTGCGTTCACCGTATTCGCCGTCTGCTCCATCGTAATAACCTGTTTCTTCACCGTCAGAATAATTGAAATTGTACTTATATGCAGTAAAGTTAATGAAGAACTTTAAGTTTTCTGTTGTTACAAGTGTACCTTCTGCAATTGTAAGAATAAGTGTATGCGGATTATTTGCATCTATTTCTACACTATATCCCTGTGGCAAAAGAGAACGAATTTTATTCATAGGGAAGTAGAACTCTAATTCGTCTTCACCCTGTTTTGCGAAGAATGTAATTGCAATCGTTTGAGTCATTGTAGCAATATCGTTATCGTTTACTGCTACGCCACAACTTGAGATTGAAGTATAAACTGTTGGATTATCAGCAAGGTTATCAACAATCTCCTGCATATCCTCAACAGCAGCATTAATATAAGATTCGAGATTATTCTGGATGTTTCCAGATGCTTCTGCCAGATCCGATTGAGTTACATTGTTTGAAATTGAAACATTATCAGAACTACTATTAGGAATAGTAATGTTGTTCTGGAAAGAAGGTAGAGTATCTCCATAGTTGTAGAGTTCTTCCTGGTATTTCAAAAGGGTCAATTCATAGTTATGCTTTTCGTCAGATGTAATTTTAATTACACGATACAACGCACTTTCTTTTCCAATTTCGCCAAAACCAACAATGTTGTCTACCTGCGGATTGAATACATAGTGGTCGCTGCCATCTGAAAGTATTTCGTTCTTTGCGATACGGTTAGCGAGGATAACAACATTTGTTACGCCTTTCTTAACTCTAAATGCCTTGCCGTTAACTGGCACTTCGCAAACATATCCGACAGGGGCAAGTCTTAAAGTTAAAACTCTTGATTCCTGCCACTGAGAAGGCTGCATAACAACAACACCTTTTTTAACAAGGTCTTCGTCATCGAGTTCACCAGTTACTTCGTATGTATTGTTAATAATAAATCCGTAAATATAAGTGTCATCTTCGATAAGTTCAGTAATACGACCGCCATTGTCAGTTCCAATAAGCATAGTATCATCCTGAACGCATACGATATTACCAAGCCCGATAGAATATCCTTCCATACCAATTTTCTTGGTAACGATTTCACGGTTCATTATGCGGTTAGCAAGAAGGTAGCGACCTAAACTCCAAGCCTGATATGGATTAGTTACATACTCAATAGAATACTGTTCGATAACACCACGATAATTATCTTTGGTCTCTCCGTCTTTCATACAATAAAGAGTATTTGTTTCGTAACCATCTTCTTCATCAGAGAATGGAATTAAAAGACCTGCCGGAACCTCATTGTAACTAAGTACATAAGAAGAAGATATAGTGTTTGCCTGATTGATAAGAGCCACATGATACTTTTCTGGTTTATCAATAATAAATGTGAGTCGGTTGTTTCTTGTTCTTGTATACACACAGCGTGCTGCCAGACACAATCTTCTAAATACTTCCTCAAGCTTACTTTCCTTATAGATATAAGCGTTTGCAGTAAAGAACATCTTAACTTTCTGTCCTTTTTTATGATAAACCTGCATACCTTTTTTATCGTAATGATAGCCTGAAGAGTTATATTTACTTCCGTCTACAACTTCTTCACAGAACTCATAAACCTTTCCAAGAGCATTTAAGTCGAAGTCTTCATAACTTAATGCATTGATACCTAAGTGCGGACCAACACCAGAATAGAGAATGACAGAAGCGACATTGTTATCGAGGTATTTATTAGGGTCTTTTCCTATCGGTGCATAAGTATCGTCTACTTCATCTGGAATAATGTACCTTCCTCTAAGGTCAATATTTTCATTTGTCCTGATAACATTTGTTACAAGGTTTTTAACGAAGTCATTGCCATTTTTACTTTTAAGTGCCTTAATGCCATTCTGTCTTCTTTCAATAAACTCTTCTTCAGTAATTTCTTCTCCCGGAGTTACAGTGCCATCTTCGTTTACAACATTTGGCTCATAATACTTAACAGAAGGTTCAATATTTTCTGGGAACCATTTTTTCTGTTCTACATCAAAATAAGGAGCAAAAGACTGTGCTATACAGTTAAACTTTTTAAGAGTCTGGCCAATCTGGTCTGTGTTATCTGTTTTTGCACGGATTGCGATAACACAGTGCTTTTTCATATCTTTATCAGGTAAAGGTTTTACTTCCCGGATAACATTGAAGTTAGCAATAGCAGTCTGGTCTTCAGCGTTCTTAAGGAAATGCTCTTTATCAAGCATTGTTGATGTAAGCGTTCTCCAAGTAAAGATATCCTGATATGTATACGGTCCTGTATCGCTAGTTCCAGATGTTTCATCAAGATAACAAGGAGAAATACGAACTACACGAATTTCAATTGACTGAGTTGAGTTTACGCTAGGCATAAAGTATTCTCTAAACATAGCGATAAACTCTTCTTCAGTAGAGTAGGTGAAGTTCTCTCTTGCCCATTCTTCAAAGTTCACAAATGCTGTAGCCCTGAACTCACTGATACCGTCTGTGTCTGAGTTTGTACCGCATAGTGGTTCAAAGTTAAATAACTCAGCTCCAATCCAGCCTTCGTTTATTTCATTAGGGAATGTGTTTCCTGTATGATATGTTTTATCCCTCTGTCTTTCTTCGTCTACAAATACAGTAGGGAACAAACCTTTATATGAGATAACAGTATCATCGCTTCTTGTAATCGCACTTGTTGTACCAATTGTAAGATTAGTAGTTGCCTTAAAGAACTCAGGAGATAGTGTAGAATATTCTACTTCAAAGTTTGTACACTTAGTATTGAATTTTGATTTTACACTGCTTACAGTTCCGTATGAATCAAATTCAAATTCGTAATCTTCTGTGTGAACATCATTTACAGTTACAGTAGTTTCTCCGGCCGGAATTCTAACAGAAATATCCCTAGCGAACCGTACGGCATTTGTATATTTTCCCCAATTTATTTCTGTGTAAACATCTTCACATTCAGAGTAACTTGTCTGGATTCTTCGTGTACAACTGAAATAAACTTCGTCTTCAACCCTAAAGGTAATATAAGTCGGTTTGTCTTTCGGACTGTCTATAGAAACCGTAAAGGTTTCGTTAATATTGTACTGACCAAAAACTCTGTCGTGATATAAATCATAAGCCTCGTCATAGTATGTCTTGTCTTTATGTTCAATAAAGGTGTGAGTTCTGTTTATGCTAAGCGAGGAATTATTGTCAACTCTTGATACAGTCCAATCTTCTTTGCCGCCGTTTACGGAAGGGAATGTATGCCATCCTCTTTTTGTAACTTTAGCTCTACTATTTTCAGTATCCCACCAGTAGTTTTCATTGTTAGGAGTTAATTCTCCCTCGATTACTCCATTCTCATCACCACTGCTTGAAATGTTGTCATCAGAATATACACGCCACTGGATTGCTGCCCATAAAGGGATTTCTCCATATTCCATATTGCTTTTCTTAGAGCGTGACCTGTACAATCCGTTAGGGAAGTTGAGTTCTACTTTTGCTGTGAGAGGATTCTGTCTTGTAAACTTTACAGGATTATTCCTGAGACCATTCTGTAACAGTGTTTTCTTGTAACTTACAATCGGCTCTTCGTCTTCATCGCCGTCTGCAACATACAAAACATTGGCTTTGATATCTTCCTGAATAACAGCACGAGGATAGATTTTACCCCAGTCAATTTCTTCATCATTCTGCCCCTGCTGTAATATTTCTACTTCGATATTATTAGCGTGCCAGGTATTTACAATATCTCCTGAGTCAGTGTCACCGTCTGAATTAGTGCCCTGTAATGTACCGTGAAATACATTCTGCATACTTGGATTGCCGCTCCATTTCTGGTTGTGAGCAAGGAACTGGTCTCCAAGTTTTAAGTCCGTAATCTTTAATGGCCCATATCCTACAAGGTAAAGAGCATTAATGTAGATTGTTTCACCGTGTCTACCGTAGATGTCATTATAAGGAGATCCAAGTATAAATGGTGTAACTAAATGTCTTCCAAATACAGCAGGGTAACAATTATCTGTTAAAGGCTGATTCTGACTGCCTCTGATATCAGGTAAAGAATTAGAATCAAGAGCAGAGCCTGCCATCCCTTCTTCATTACCGGTTGCTGCAAGAATTCCTCCAGCAATAAACCCTATAACAAACCCAACGACGGCTCCTATTAAAGCACCATAACCACCCCAAGCAGAACCGTATATTCCACCTGAAATAGCACCAGCGATTGCTCCTGCAATAGCTCCACCCCAACTCCAGGAGTCTCCTGCAGGTGTAAAGATCAGCTCTATAACATCTTCTTCTTTAATTATATATTCAAGTTCTTTCGACTTTCCGTTAACGGTTACAATTACAGAAGTAGTATCGCTATTATCTGACAAAGGTTCATAAGTTGTAAGTCCTGTTTCACTGTCATAACATTCAACAAGAGTTGTATCGTAATTTGTAGTATCAAGACTGCGGATTAACTTTTCGACTGTAAGTCCATTTTCAACAGTTTTAGTTTCCCATTTTCCTTCGAGAATATTATCTATAACTTTTACTGTTGCCATTTGTAAATCCTCCAGACAGTTCTATGATACGATGAAAGTTTTGTAATCCTAACTCCGTATATATCTGCGTGCATAAACATATCTTCATCAACTATGATTCCAATATGTACAGCCTTTCCGTTTTCAAAAAATATTATGAGATTACTTTCTTCCTGCTTATCAGTAGGAACAAGTTTATTTCCCATACTTTTAAGTACACTGTCGTACTTACTTTCAAACATCTCACTGGAAGATTTTTCATACCACAAATCCTCAAGTGTATGTCCATATCTTTTACTAACTTCGATTGCTAAACCATAACAATCAAAGCCGTCTTTTGCGTTCCTTCCGTGATTCCTGAACTTAGCACCGATTAAATCGTCTATCTTTATCATGACTCAAGAATTGAAGGCAGTTTGTCCTTTGTAGCAACTTCAGCCGGAATATTTATCTGTAAAGCGTCCTTAAATACTAACTGCAAGGTTGCTGTACTTCTGTTGTAATTAGCAGAAGGTATTGTTGCTTTCAATGAATCTAACGGCAGGTATTTAATCTTTGTTCCCTGTTTAGCAAAGAAGGCTTCGATGGTAACTTCGCATTTCATATCAATGGACCTGAGAACCTGTGTAATTCTTGTATCTATCGTTGAAATAGTTATAGTTGCAGTGCCTAATTTTTCTCCGTCTTCCTCTGGCACTTTCACATTAAAAGAGCAGGGCAAGAACTTTTTACCTTTGTATACAGCTGCATTTGTATCGGAAATTGCTCTGAAATGACACGCTTCCTGTCCTAATGAATCGTCATTCCATTTAATGTCTGGATTGTAAATATCAATAAGAACAGGTAAGTATCCGTCAGACCGAGATTTCCAAATTTCTTCCATAGCGATTGTTTGTATCTTTTTCTCGTTCATAAACTATTCCTTACCCTGCAATTACAGTAAATGTGTCTGTCTTTTCGCCGATTTTAATAGTGTATTCTCCGGCCGTAGTAAACGCCTCGAAATAAAGAGTTGCTGTATATTCCCCGTCGAAGAATGATTTAGTAATAGTAAGTAATTCAAATTCAGTCTCGCCTGGTCGTTTTACATATACAGCCCAAGTGCCACTGCTAGGTTCTGTTTCAGGAGTGTCAGTAAGGGTTGCATCAACATACCCATTTTCAGCATCAATATGGTCGATAGTTACTTCTTCATCTTCAACCTGTATAGTACCAACAGCGTAAGTTCGCCATACCATCGTTATCTGCTGGTCATATCCAGACTTTTCGCCTTCAAGGGCTTCTGTAATAACATAGTATTCTGTGTTAGGAGTGAATTGAGGGTTCTGCGCTTTTTTATAATTGAGTTCTTCCTGTGAATAACCTTCAACTCTATTAGAATTAAGGATTATAGCCGGGAATTCAAAAGGTACTGTTCCAAACTTATGAGTGAATTTATACCATTTATAAAAGTTCTCAAGTTCCGTAAATCCGTTTGACTGTTTCTTAGAAAAGTCGAATTTCATTACAATGTTAAACTGATCTGGCGGGTTAGAGCAGGAGAGTCGGGTTTTCTTTAAGCCACCACTTTCAAGATTTTCCTGTATGGTAGCACCTTCTCCCACTCTTACGGTTGATGAGTCTAAAATTATCTTG